AGACGAACAACTTCCTTCAGAAGTTCATTGTCTTTATGGAGAGTCAGTTGCTCAATCTTGAAATTGCGGGATGCGTTGGCAGCAACATCATTCAGAAAATTATTGATATTCATTTGTGGCTCAGCTCTTTAAAGGTTCTGCGTCGCATGTCCCAGCGAATCGGGTTTTTGAATTTGGTGACTTGACCAGAATCAACGTTGTAGAAGGCGACGATCTTACTTTTGGAATCATTGGTGTAGTAAATATGATTACTCACCTTCTGCGTCCAGTCTTTGGTCGTTTCTTGCAACACACGCATTATCGTTTCATCCAAGTGCGTGAACCATTGGAGCTTTTGGCTTTAACAACTTCGATCTGACCACCTTTACGCAGGAACTCTTTGAGTGCCTTGACAGATTCTTCACGGAGTTGGGATTTTGTTTTGATCAATGTAGTCATAATATATTTCCTTTTCAATTATTTCGAAAGATTCATCACACGAGCATCATATTCCATGAAACTAACTTCATGGGGAACATAAACGAACTTACCAACCAAGTGATCAGTAACAGTCTTGCCACTAAACACTTCTTTGGAAACAACAATTTTAAATGCCTTATAACCATGTTCGGTATTGGCACGTTCAACAACTTCACCTTCAACGAAGCAATCCTCACGACCAACCATAGGTTTAAAGTCATAAGCACGAATCACATCACCAACAGAAGCCACAGAACCAAATTTCATAATCATTTCCTTTTCTCACTCTATACAATAATTATACAGGAAACCCCATTTATTGTAAAGCACTTTCGGAAATAACCCTACAGGTTGTAGGGGATTGGCAAGCCTCTGGAATAGAGGACTAGAATTGAAAAAGGCTCTCGTGGAGAGAGCCTTTCGGGGATGCTTTTAGCCTGTATAGACAGAGCCAGCAGACGCCAGCTGGATGCCTGAGCCGAACAATCGGCTATATTCGTTGCGCATTTGGATGACGGGTTCACCCTCAGCAGCGATGGCAGTTTTGTTCAGGTAGACTTTACCCTCAACGTAAACCATGTATGGAGCCAAGCCAACTCCAACTTTACCTTCTTCGTTTTGCTGCATCATAATTTGTGCAGGTTTATCTAGAAAATAACCAGCATCGGAACCAGCAGTCACCTCAGAAATAAGTTCTTCACCATTCAACAATTTAAAAACTTTAACACTTGCGCTCATATTAAACCTCTTCAGCTAATTTATCAATATAATCTGCAGCTTCATCATGATCGTGGAAATGTACAACTTGGAATTTCTCACCTTCAAAATAATGCTGCGCCAACACCAAGACCTCTTTTGTCTTGTAGACAGAGATCTTCATAATCCAATTGCCACGACGAATCGTGACAAAGGAAATTAAATTGGGGGAAACTCTTGCTTTCATCATACAATTATTTAGGGAGACCGAAGTCTCCCCAAATTTTATGACTACTTACAAAGTTTCGTACTCTTCTTTACCACAACCACATTCAGGACAAAGAAAATCTGCTGGCAGATCTTCCCACTTACCTTCAGTGGCATCATCATGTTCATGTCCGCAGACTACGCAAATATGTGTCTCACTCATTTTAAATTCTCCCAAACTTGTTGATATGCTTCAGCGTGACGTTGCTCAATTTTCTTCAATGCATTGAAACGCTTTTCAGCCTTTGCCAATACAGCTTTGAATTGATCAGCGTGTTCTTTAGATTCAGCAGCTTGCTCCATTGCTTCCAATGCAGCAGCATCATCACCTTCACGATACGCTTCGTCTTGCATACGAGGATACATGTGCATGTATTCTTCGGTCTCACCTTCGATAGCCATTTCCAAGCAATGCTTAGTAGATGGTTTACCGATCAACAATTCAAGATGCCCCCAAGCATGGAGAATCTCCTGGTCTGCTGTATGTTCAAAATGTTGAGCAACATCTTCAAAGCCTTCAGCACGAGCCAGTTTAGCGAAGTAACGATACTTGATATGAGCCATCGATTCGCCAGCCAACGCACTCTCAAGGTTTTTTAATGTAATAGACATGTTGTTCTCACTTTTGTTTGTCATTTGGGTTTGGTGGAACTTTACCGTTCACCCAATCCCAGTCGTCATCAGTCATTGGGGTCCAGTTATTCATTTTACTTTACCTGCCTTGTAAGTTCTGAATGTTTGGATACCCTCTGATAATCCGATGATAATGTTTTTACAGTTTTTCAGCAGCTTGGTCATATGCGTCTTCCTGTAAAAATTGTTTACCGCTACCAGATTTAACTGGAACTTTCTTTGGCTTTGATTGTTCTGGAACTAAACGATCGAGAGCGATCTTCAGCATGCCGTTGAACAACTCAGCGTCTTTGACTTCATACTGATCACCGATAGCCCATGAGCGAGTGAACGCACGAGTAGAGATACCTTTGAACAACATGTTGTCTTCTGATTCTTTGGATTCAGAGTTACCCTTAACAACCAACTTACCGCCATCGATAGTGATGTCGATTTCGTTTTGTGCGAAACCAGCTACAGCAATTTCGAGCGTGTAAGTATTACCGTTCTTGCGAACGTTGAATGGTGGGTAGTTTGGAATGTTTTTAGTAAGATCGTCGTGAAGAGTTTGCATCTTCTCGAACTGCTCATCAAATCCTAAGAAGAACTTATCGAAGTCCTTGAAGGCATCTTGACTAAAAAATGATGGAATGAAATTTGGTTTCATGTGTTTCTCCTATTAAGCGAGTTAAGTTAAAAAGTTTACCTCCCCGAAGGCAAGGTAGTGCTGGTTACTTTATCCAGCGCCAATTACGAATGGCAGTGCAATTGCTCGGACGCCTTTTGCCGTAGCGACAACGTGCCCTAAGGTGGGTTCTTTATGCTGCTGGAAGTTCTGCAGATGCAGCTTTAGCAGCGTCGGCTTGACGAATGATTTCATCAACCTGTGGTTCGCCTTGTTGTTTGATCTTACCGATCAACGCAACGATTTCTTCGAATGGGTGCTTGCCCAGTGAGCGTAGAATAGTATTTACTTCTTCAATAGTCAATTCAAGTTTAATCATTTTGCTTTCTTTCCAATGTTATATTTAGGAACCAATTCCCATTGATCCTTCTCTTTGTAAGAGACCACTTTAATCTGCGATAGAGACGCTTTCTGCTCAGCCTGAGTAGCATTAAGAATCTTTAACAATTCCCAATCCTGCAAAAGACCGCTGATTGCATTTCTTCGCTCGATATCACCAGCAGTGATATTCGATTCTTTACCGTCCAAGGCAAATAGCTCTTTGAAGTGGACGATGAAATATCTACCTTGCTTATGTAAAATATGGCAAGATTGATACAATTTGTTTTCTTTTCTGGACGCAATCCCGATGCGGGTAAGAGTTTCACGAACCTTCAGAAAGTTATCGGGTTCAGGCAACGTCACCTCGAGCATAGACTCTGGAGTCCAGTCGTAGTAGATCATTTCTACAGTCATTATTTTCCACCTTTGAATAGTTTTTCTTTTATCATAGTCATATGCTCTTCGGTAAGAACGGATAATGCTTGTTTAGCCTTTTCGTTCGAATATCCAAAATATTCCATGACGAGTTTCAAAGAATCAGATTCAGCATCTTTTTTAGCCCATTTGCTGAAACGCTTTTTCCTTGATATACTATTTAGATAAAATGAAAACTTCCACTTCTCTGGTAGAAAATAGTAACGATTCATCTCATTTGCGTACAAAATTGTATCGGGGAACTGAGACAAACCCCTATTGATAATCCAACTACCCTTCCGATAATCTTTTAATGCCTGAGGATCTTCGAAGATGTTTTCTTTGGTGTAGTTGATCGCATTTAAAATATCAAACGGGGTCATGACCAAGCACCCAGTCTTCTGCCACGTCTTCAGCGTCGTTAATAGTTTCGTAATCCATAAACTGGTTGTAGTCTGTAGATGCATCAAACATCAGAACCCCAAACCTACCAGAAGCTGTCTGATAAACTCTGGCATTACGATCGCCGTTTTGGTACTCACTTAGAATTGGTGTCATTATAAAATCCGATCTCTTTCAAATTATCAGGAGTCGCAGCGAACATTTTACCTGGATATCTTTTTGCAAGATTGTCTTCCAGCTCTTGTCGAGTCGTACCCTGTGCCATGAAGGTTCTATCCTCCAAGGCATATACATAGTAACATCCGTTGCTGGGTTCAATAATTATCTTGACAAGGTTGTCAGAGACGTGCTCTCCAACTTCCTTCATCATTTCATTGACCTTTGCAACAGCAACACGCTCTCTGGCAGTCCATCCCCACATGAAACCAAGGGCGATAGAACCAACGACCATTAAAATTTCAGTAGTTTCCATATCATTTAAACTTACAGTGAGCCATGATCTCAGTCATCGCTGCCATGATATTTAGCTCTTGGTCAGCCACGAATGCTGCTTTGTACTGATAGTCTGCCAAAGTCAAAATCAACTGAGGGATACTATTTGGTTCAAGGAAGTTCACCGCAGTATCATAAAGTTCTTTGAACAATGGAGCAGCACCAAGATCACCATTCTTGGCAACCCACTTACGCACTTCTGCGAAGTTCTTATCCTTCAGATCTTTGGTAAGTTGCTTGTATGATTCTTGGCTGGTATTAACAAGGATACCAGAATCAATCTTACCAGAAACAGAATAGCGCTGCATCTCATTCAAGATACGACGATAGTCTGGGAAGTGTTTCGTGATTAGCTCAGCAACAACCTTTGGATCGTATTCGACATTCTCGTTCTTGAGAATCTGCACGGCACGTTTGAAGAACGCACCTGCGATCTGTTGCTTGTCGCCATTATCGATCTTAAATTCTACCACAGCACATCGTGAGTGGAGTGGTTCGATAATACGATTCTTGAAGTTACATGTAAAGATAAAGCTGCAGTTGCTTGAGAATTGTTCAATGAATGAACGTAAAGCTGGCTGAACAGAATCAGCATTCATGTAATCCGCTTCGTCAACGATAACTACCTTCTTGGAATCAGTCAAAGAAACAGTGGAAGCGAAGTTCTTGATAGTCGTACGCAGAGTATCAATCGAACGACCTTCGT